TACGGAATGTACCGATTTTGCGATAATATATTTACCGTCAAACATCCCCCAACCTTTAAGCATGACTGTTATTCCGGCAATCAGACTTGGATTGCCGGGCAAACTAAATTCACACTTTCGCTCAAATTTATTTTTTAACCGTAACATTTTTTTTGCTAATGCTACAGCTTCGGCATTTGAACCAACCTTCATGTTCAGCGATAAAATTTGCGCTTCACCCTCGAAATCCGGGTCGGTATACTTCCCTGAATACGTCACCTTTGTCCCCGGATCAGTATATGAAATTTTGCAGGCGCTGTACTGCGTATCATATTGCCCGGTGGTAAATCTATAGCTTGTATATCCGCTGCCGGGAGAAAAAGTTATAACTGCATTTGCGGCTTCATATTTGGCTTGGTCAAACAACACAATCATATTAGCCGTAACCTTTAGACTGATACCCGCTCGGTGACATAACGCTTGCAGAAATGCAATGTCTGCTTGACAAACCTGCTCCGCTCTATTATAGAACGGGTCATTTGTGCTCTCGAACATACAGGTCATTCCTGCACGTTCTGCAATCTCTTTGGCAATACGCGATAAATAATAGGCTTCCCACGCTTGACATTTCTTTGTTTGCGAAACCGCCGTGTCCCGCGGCAACGAAGTTGCCTTTAACGTTAAAATATTCGGTGATCCAGAACAAACAACTTCGTCAAGGGCGCATTCGCCTGTGTCAAGAACCTTGTCCTTGCCGTCACCGTTCCAATTCTCTCGAACAAAAACCGCTTGAATCCTCAATCCCTTGTTTGCGTACTCCTTTGTGTCCGTGCTTGCGGCAGCATTGATTATTGGATTGAGATATTTTGTCAACCAAACAAAATCAGCATCTTCAAGAACAATCTGCAAATCATCTGATGAATCATCTTCACAATCGGTATACTGAATAGATTTCAGCCTTTGAGATATTTCCTCGGTTATATCTACCCCGGCGATCAAAATCTTAACCTTTGTTCGTCTGCCGATTGACAAATCACTCATTTAATGCTCACCTCCTCCACGGCGGAACCGTATCATCAGATTCTGCACTATCACTTATTTCAGGAATTTCAAGAACAACACCGGCAGGGAAAAGAAAAACCTCGCGGTGTTGCTTGTTGGCGGCGATTATTTGACCCATATAACGCTCACTTCCCAAAACCATGTAAGAAATGGAATCCCACCTGTCGCCTTGCTTGGTCGTGTACGTCATTAATATCGCCTCCTATCATCATCATTTTTCAACTCTTCAATGGTTTGTCGCACAACATCTCGAATATTTTCTGCACTTCGGCCAAGTTTGTCCATCAAGTCATCACTATTGTTGCCGGAAATATTAAAATCAAAATTAAAATAGAGCTTTGTGTTATCCTCAACAACATTCTCGGCAGTCGCTAATTTGGTAGTAATGACATTGTTTGAAATATCCCGGCTGCTTACAGCATTGTTTTTTTGCAGAGCTGCCGTTTCCGAAGCAGTTATCACTTGTTCGCCCCCGTTGAAATAGACCAATTCGGGTCCTTTTTCACCAACCAGAGCAACACCGGGCTTGGCGTATGATGTGCCGCCTGCATAGGCAGGAATATCAAATGACACATTAAACCCGGAGAGCGAAAGCGATTCTTGTGCAGCATGCGCAATATCACTATACGCCTTTTGCACAGCAGGCAACATATAAGCAGCTGAATCAATAAACCCTTGAATCGTACTTCTGGCACTTTCAGCGGCTTCCTCACTCAAGTCCATATCAGAAATGGTGTCTGTCAATTCCTGCTCCATGATAGACATAGCTTCTGAAAATCCCGTTTGCACTTCTGCAATATTATCAGCAAACTTTTTCTTGCCTTCTGCCACCTCAGCCAATGCAGAATTCAGCTCTTCAATCTTTGCCTTGCCACCATCAACAATAGCCTGCAAGTACGCAGCACTCTCGGTACTACCGTCCGAAAGCTGTGCAATTAGATTTTCATCCAACCCCAAATCAGCAGCTTTTTGTAAATTTTCCGCATACGTTTCCATATACGCAACCTGCGATTCCAGCGAATCAATCATGTCATCTACTGACTTATCAACCGTAACGGACATCATGTCGAATAATCCAATTTGCCCTGCAATGCTGGTATAAGCATTGTTGTAGGCATTGGTATATGTCGCAGCCAATTCACTGACATTATTTTGTACGCTACTCAATGCGCTGCTCAGGTCGTCCATGATTTCATTTTGATTTACCCAACCCTCGTTTGATTCTTCAATCAATCGGTTTGTTTCCGCAAGAGCTTCAGCAAGACGAGTGTGTTCGGTATAATACTCTTTGGCAGCTTTCCAGTCGCCCGATTGCTGTGCTGCTGCCGTACTCTCGATAGCAACCTGCAGTTGTTCTTCTAACTCTGTCTGCTCTTTCAATAAATCGACATAGGCCCTATACTTTTCTGCTTTTCGTTCTTGCTCCGCCTGAGCAGCAGCAGCTTGCCGAATTGCTGAAACAGCACCTTCGGTATTTGCAATAACATCCTCATAGGATATGCTCAAGCCATCAACGGAATTGTTCAACGCCTGAATGATGGCTTTCATCTGCTCTTGGCTAGCTTCGGTTTTTTCTGTTGCACTTGCTAATTCGTAAAGCTTATCAATAAGAACACTATTAGATTCGGCAGATTTCTCAATTTCGGAGCGATTCTGCTGGTATTCAGTCACAACATTTTCATGACTTTCAATCAAGGCGTCATTAACGGCAACAAAATCAGTCAGGGTCGTCTTGTTCGCCTCATACGCTGCCGTCAAATCATCAATCTGCCATTTCAATGATTGCGCCTCGTAAGATGTTTCACCATATTTATCGCATACAACATCATATTCGGCATTTAGCCTTTGCAGTTCATCATACTGCGCTCTTGACGCTGCAGTTAGTTGCTTATACTCGTCATCAACATCATCCAACGTAGCAATCAATGTGCCTAATGCAGCGGTAAGCCCAACAACGCCAACAACAGCCAAGCCAGCAGTACCAACCCCCATAGCCATAGCTAATGCCTTTTGGGCTAAAACTGCAAGCTTGGCCGTAACCACAAATCCCGTAAGTGTTGTACCGGCAGCAGCAATGCCAGCAGTAGTAGCAGCAATAAGTTTAATAACATTCGGATGTTCCTGCACAAATTCTGTTGTCACACCAATAACATCGGCAATTATGCTATATGCATCTGTCATAGTCGGGGTAAATTCTTCACCCACGGCAATTTTTAAGCCATCCCATGCAGATTCCATGAGGACAATTTGACCGTTCATGTTATCCAGCTTAATGTTTGCCATTTTTTCAGCTGCACCGGTACAATTATTTATACTCGCAGCAAGAGATGTATAATCCTCATCAGTTGCATTGAGAATCGCCAGCAAACCATTATAACCACGTTCCCCGGCAATCGTTATTGCATTGTTGACCCGCTCCGATTCGGTCATTTGTTCAAAATATTTGCGCAGTTCATCAATGGTAGAGCCAAAATCCTTCATTGTGCCATCAGCTTTAACGGCAGAATATTCATACTCGCCGAAGGCTGCGCCTGTCAGAGTTACGCCCTCCAACAATCCGTTAAATGTATTTCTTAACGCAGTACCAGCAATAGAACCTTTCACGCCGCTGTTCGCCATTAACCCAACAGCGACCGCGACATCTTCAATGCTATACCCCAGGGCTCCGGCAATAGAAGCCGAAGTTTTGAAAGTCTCACCCATAATACTAACGCTAGTATTTGAATTAGTCGCCGCAGCAGCCAGTACGTCAGAAAAATGCGCAGTATCAGTAGCCTGCAAACCAAACGCTGACAAGTTATCAGTAACAATATCAGCAACAGTAGCAAGTTCCTCTCCCGAAGCTGCTGCCAACTGCATAACTCCATCCATGCCGTTAAGCATTTCATTAGCGTCCCAGCCTGCCATAGCCATGTAACCCATAGCATCTGCGGCTTCTGTAGCTGTAAACTTGGTAGTAGCACCAAGCCCTTTTGCAAGAGCAGATAACTCGGCAAGTTCTTCGGCATTAGCTCCGGACAGAGCCTCGACATTGGACATCCCCTCTTGAAGATCCCCGGCCGCAGAAACACATTCCGTATAAGCATTGCCAATTTCATTTAAGAGTTTGGCAATGCCAGCAGCAAGAATAATTTGTTGTAAATCAGTAATAGCTTTTATACTTTTTTCGCTAAATACATCTGCCCTTTTACTGCCCTCTTCCAACGATTGAGCAACTTCTTCTTGCTTTGTTTTGAGTTTTTTATATTCGCTCTCCAGACGTTCGCTTTCTTTTTCAAGGTTATCTGTATTTACTCCGGCTTCTTTCAGCACTACAGACAACTGCTCCATTTTTCGCTCGTGCGTTTTTAGAGAAGATGTCGTTGCTTCGATTTGTCGCTGGAGCTTCAAATCCTCACGTACCAGCGAAGCG